TCATCTTGCATCTCCTGTCTTATTTTTCTCAAGTGGTTTAGTCCTTTTCTGAATAGCGTAATAAACCAATCAGGTTGTAAATCAACTCCGCCTTGCATCGGGTATGCTTGCAGTTCGTAATCATTGAAATCATATATAAATCCCAATACATACTGGACTACTTGCAGTATTTTAGGCTTGCTATGGTCGCAAGTCTCATATTGTTCACAGTGCTTGCAGTATGCAAAAATTCCACCATCGCCCGCAAGCACCGTGCTAAACTCTTGTCCGTTATATTCAATTAGCTCGATGGTGGTCATTAGTTTTTTTCTATGGCTTTCTGGGAGCTGTTCCACTCTTCCAGTGTCTTATTATATCCATTCACAATATCATTAATAACTTGAGCGTATTCAGGCATTGCTGATATTTTCAGTATATTATCGACAGTAGCAGGAACATCAAAGCACCACTCCACAATAGCTAACTCAATAGATTTTAGCAAATGGTCGGTTACATTAATGTCTTTAACTGCATCTTCTGGAGATTTAGCATTTTGAGCTTTCTTCTTATCAATAGCATAATAAATAGCCTCGTTCTTCTCTCTCATATTCAGAGATTTCAGTGTTGCTATTTCTTGTCCATCAGAGTTGAAAACAGTCTTGACAAGCTGTGGCTGGTCTTGGGTTATACAGTCAGATATTTTTATTTTTTGCATTTAGTCTCCTTTTTTAAGATAGTGCAAGGACTACCACTAAAGGTGTTACGGTGTCAGATTTTATCATTTCTAATGATAAATTTCCAATGAATCTATTTCTTTCAGGGTCTGGCTCTGTTGAGTTCATTATTTTCCCACCAAAAACAATTGTTAATGAACCAGCGGTAAATGTTGTAATCATAGACATTACTGCAATTCCGTCTGTGTCATCCATTATCTTACTTGAATACTCTGCTCCTGCTGTTACGATATAAGACAACTCTAATGTTCCTGTTGTCCCAGTTACTACTTCTTTAGCTCTTGTTGCAGAGTTTAAGAATATAGTATCATCATCAACGAAGTTATTGGTTAGAGTTAATGTGAATCCTGTTACTGATGTTGGCAATTTTGCAGAACTACAAGTAGTGTTCAAGAACAATGCTTGCTCTTCGCATACCGCTATTGGCTCTTCTCCTGTCCAACCTGAAAGGTCAACATCTCTTGTGATTTCTTTACCTCTATAAGTCGCTGTAAATGTCCATTTATCGCTCTCTCTTGTAAAAGACAAGCTCTCCATTGTGCAACCAGTGAAGATGTTCGCAGTGTCTGTTACTGTATCGTATTGCAAGAACTGGTAAGAATAGTTACCTTTCTGTCCTGCAATACTAAAGTCTGTTGTTTGCGAAGCATCTAATGTAATTCCACCGAATAGCCAAGCCGCGTTTTGTTTGGTCAGGTCTCCGCTGATAGTTACAGTCGGCATATGTCGCCCAGCTTTATCTTCGCAAGAAGATTTGACTAAGCTTGAGTTCCTAATTAGCGTGTTAATCACCTGGACACCTGGTTCGTAATTAAATGTTAAGTTCTGATGCTTGGTCATTGTTGCATCGAATGCTGTTACTGCAGTGCCATATGTTGTCTCAGGGAGAACAATTATCTCCTGATTAATTCCAAATCTATCTGCCATTATTTATTCTCCTTTCTTGCGGGTTTCCCCTTTTTTGCTTTTGATAACTTTAATCCCTCTGGTTTAGTATCTTGGTTTAATACTAATCTACCTTTATTCCTTCCATAGACTACCATTGGACACTTAGTCCATTCCTTGTGATTGAACGAATAATGAACACCTAAATAAATGGTGCTAAAATTCATCTCATCTTTACATCTCGCCTCTACAATCTCATTTAGTTTATGCTTATCCATTTGTACATCTCCTATAGTTTACCGTTAGTGTCACACTGCTAATCGCTACGCCGTCATAATATCCGACAGAGTATAAATCAGCAAATCCATCATTTCTATATCCTCTGTTAATCCTTTGTATTAATACCGTTGTCTCTCCTTCTATATTTGGAGAAGTCTCGAATATGTCAATTATCTTATCCTCTATTTTTGCCAGTGCATTGCTCGCATCTGTTATCCCGTCAGAATTAGCATAGCAAAATATCTCGAACTCACTGGTTACATAATAAGAATTTCCGCCGTGAGAGATAAACTCTGGGTCTCCACCATCCCTAATACATATAGCAGGATAGTTTTGTCCTATCTCGTTAACTACCGCATTAGGATAGTTTCCATCCGGAATAGTAATCTTGAACCCGTCTAAATCCCAGCCATTGAATCCACTCACAAGCTTTGCTTTAATCCCTGTTATTACATCTGATTTAGTTATCATAATCTCATCTCCAGTTCAAGAGCTTTCTGCAATTCCTTCTTCTGCCTTTTTTTCATCTTCGCATCAGCTCCGAACCATTTTCTCTCAGGAACTCCATCTCCGATTTGATGTCGGTATCCAATGTCGCCGTGGTCAGACAAGCTAACGATGTAGCTTGTGGCACCTTTTAGCTTAGCATAGAGACTTCCTAGCATTTTTCCAGAGTCCATTAAGTGAGGTGTTTTTGGATCTGCTCCACGAACTCCTTTCTTTTCTTTATACGCGATAGTCTTTTTGGAATACGGAGCGAAGGGTCTTAAATCAACATCTTTCCCTGAATTAGTTCTGACTCTGATATCAGCAGGCTCATCAGCTGAGATGTTGTGCATCGCATTCAAGAAATTCTTGCCTGTAATTTTCGGGACTCTAATCTTAGGAGTTTTGATGCTCATATTATTATCCTGTTAATCGTATCGTAAAATTCTATATCTGTCTGTCCGTCTGCATCCATGTCAATGTCTATTAGTTGTAGATTTTTCTCTAACTCCTGATGATAGGCTTGCTTATAATTATCGGCCTTAGCTTGGTATTGAGAATTGTTTCCACCTAAAGCTAAATCACGATAAATCATATAAAGAACCAGGTAATCTGATGCAGTGTTGAAAATGTCAAGGTTGTTAATGATATCTAATAACTCTTGGTTGTAGGTTACTACATATCGATTCAGATCATAAAATGAATATCTGCCGTTTTTTGAGAAGTCTGTTTTAAGATAGTTTTTTAATACTGCACCAATCTCCGTTTTGGCTACTGCAATTTTATCAGTCCAAGAGCTCTTTTCTGGTACTAATTGCCAGTTAGCATTTACTATCTCTAATTTGTCTGTGTTATCATCTTGAGAGTAAGCATAATATCCGTAGCCATAACTGAAAGAATAAGAAGAAAGTGCTACGTCGTCAGTATCATAGGTAATACAAGAGGTTATGTTTTGTGCAGGGATAATCGCCTCGTTGCTTGATGCAACTACGGTAGTTTGACTGAAATTATTATCGGTGAAGATTACATAGCTTACATCATCGGAGACTTTTATCTTTGTTGTGGTCGCATTCCCCAGAACAGATTGGACTTTCTTAGTCCCCGATAATGAGTTAATGTTCTGCTCTATGTTTGCAATACTTGTAGTAGTGCTGAATATATGTTTTTCGAAACTCATCTTGTCTCCTAGAGGGTAGGGGAGCTTACCCGCTCCCCATTTGGTTATTAATTAATAACAGTTAGTGACTTGGACATCGACCTTCATCGCTGAAAGGTCGGAGTCGTCGGTAATTCCTATCTTGAGCCAATGACCTGATGTTACTATCATATCGGGGATTACTATCTCTGCTACTACATCGCCAATAGCATAGACTTTTCCGCCTGTAGGAGCTACGAGTCTTAATAAGGCTGCTACATTAGTGTAAGTTCCACCCTCTGTTGCAGATTGCTTTAAGTCCACATTGAGGAGCTTGGTTTGTGCTACAGTAATCTCTGTATTTGCATACACGATAATTCGTGTATTGTAATTTGATGCCCAGTACTGGAAGGGATCTGTTGTTACTTCTACTGCTGCAGAAGAACCGTCTCCTAGTGCTTTAGCTGATGCTAACAATGGGATAGTTGAATTTGCTTTTCCGTACATTACTATCTCCTTTATGCTTCTGTATCGACGATGTTTTCGTCGATTACGATTGGGATTTCGTTCCAATAAAGAACCTTGTTATTGATTCCATTATCGGCATTTCCGACCTCTAATTTAGAGTTCTTTAATTTCATTAGATATCTTCTTGCTGTCCTGTTCATATACAATACTGTATTAGTTGGGTCAGCTTTCACGATGTCGAGCAAGTAGTCCATATTGTCAGAGGTTGGCAAGTGAGATGCGTTAATATCTCTATAGACAGCTACAAGGTCTTTTGAGGTTACTTTAAGCCCTAAGTTGAGTGTGTGTTTCACACCGTAATACTCATACCTGTTAGAGCTTGAGTCTGATACGATATATGGAACACCATTATTAAGCCATTCCTGTGCTACTAATGCACCATCGCTCATTGTAACAGGATTATAGAGTCCTGTTGACATACCTGGCTTCCAGCGAACTGCGAAGATAGAGGTTACTCCACCTGTCGATCCTGATGCAGTGATGTATTGACTGTTATTATTAGCAATTTGTTTTAATCCTAAGAATGGACACTTTGTGTCTACTAGAGATCCGTAAAAAGCTAATGATGCAAATTTCTGTGCTAATGATTCATAGAAAAGAGGAGCTTTCGATGCGAAATAAGACTCTACTGTCATACCTGCAATTTCGGATCTCTTTACAATTTCAGTTAGCTCTTCGTGTAAGATATATGCGTATGCAAGAGAAATCTCTTTGTTCTCTGCTGTTACTGATTGACCTGCCATTCCTGAACCTGGGATTGAAAGACTGGCGGTTGGGAGGTTATTATACTGTGAGTATATATCTTTATCTCCTGCGACTGCCATATCAAGGTTCATAGTTCTAAGCAAGCCTGATGCTTTCATTAAAGTCTCTGATACAGTTTCAGGGATTTTATTATACAGTTTTGCTAATTCTGTTAAGTTATTAATCATTTTTTCTCCTATTGTTTATTTAGGTCTTGCGAACCCGTTATATTTGTCAGGTTGCTGGCCACCTCCTGCGGGAGGATTTGTTTTCGGCGGATTAGACTCAGAGGTCTCAAATACTCCTGCTGTTTTAAGCAGTTCGAACTGTCCGATATTTCGGGACAATTCATCTTTAGTATAATCCTCTTCTTTATCCTTGATGTTGAATTTCTTCAATAGTTCCGAGTATTTGGTGTAGTTTTTATCATCTTCGGAGACTTTCAATTTATTGATTATCTCCTTGTTTTGCTTGCGAAGGTTGGCGATTTCCTGCTCTTCTATTTGCTTTACTTTGGTTTTGTATTGTTCCAGTTCGGATGTGAGAGTGTCTGTACTTGCTAATTTCTCTTTCGTGGTAGATAGTTCTGTCTCTACCTCTGCGAGCTTTGCATTAGCCTCTCCTAATTTTCTCACCTTCTCCTGGAATCTTTCGTATGGTATCTGCTTTCCATCAGGTGTGTACATTTTAGCGAGTTTTGTCTCGAGTCCTGAAAGGTCAGCGTTTTCCGGTATCTCAAAGCCTGCGTTTGTGAGCAATTCTTTTATATTCATTGTGTTCTCCTTACATTTTTACGGGTTTAGTCCGCGAGTTCTTTATATCTATTTTCTGATATAGGTACGAAAGCGTGTCTACAATTCCAGCGTGGTTCATTGTGCGGAATTTCACCTACGCCGTTCTGATAATCTGCTTTCTCCTCATCAGTGAATACTCTTTTTTGTAATGCTAAATCGCACTCTTCTCTTGTGTCGTTGTCTAATGGGCCGACATATTCCCAATATATATCAATCCCTTGTTCTTTCAGCTCCTGCACTGTCCATTCTTGCGTTGCTTGGATCAGTTGTCCTCTAGATGTTTCGAGATAGGTATATGCGTATCGCTGGAGCTTGTCTCCTACTTCTGACTGTATAGTATTAATTAGCGAACCTAAATCGGATGAACCGATTACTGCATTAAGAGTCGCTTCTTTCACCGCTGTTATTGCTCGTGTGGATAGGTTCGCTAGATAATCATATTTTTGTCTTTGAAATAAATTAAAAGTTTCTTGTGTTACTGTAGTGAATTTAGCAGGAAATCCTGCTGTTGCTAATTCTTTTCTAATAGTCTTTACTATCTCACCCT